GTGTATTATTTCTTTTAATAATAGAAGATTTAGACATTTTATAACCACACGTCCCTTCACCACCCATAGTATGGTTTTTTAAATTACAACCTATGGCTTTAAATAAACGTATATAACCTCTTTCTGATTCAATCCAACAATAGTCATCTACCTCATCTATAACTTCAATTATAGGAAGCATATTAGATTTAGCTAAATTTTTAATCCAACTATTTAATCTATTTAATCTTCCTACTTTTCTTTTCCAATTATGTTTATGTTGAGCATAACGTTTTTGAATACTGGTTGCTGTTTTACCTACATACTTTATTTCTAAAGTAATAGGATCTTTTAAAACATATATAAATACCATTATTTCTTTTTGTTATTTTCTTGCTTAATCTCGTATTGAGTTTTGTTTGTACGTGCAATCTCTAATTGTTTATTAGCAATCTCTCTCTGAGAAGCTAGCTTTTCACGCTCAATTGCCATCTTATCCATATTCATAGCTTTTTGAGTGGCAGCAGATTCTTTCTTTAAGTTCATTTGCTGCTGAAACTCTTCACTCTTACGAATATCTTTAATAGCATCTTGATAATCTGATTGCCCATTTTGGTTAATATCTACTGCTGAACCATAACCAGCTGCCCGGATTTCTGCAATAACAATATCATTCTGTCTATTCTTCTCATTCTCTTCAGCTTCAAACTGCATCTTCATCATAGCTTCTTGAGACTTAGCTTGTAATGCTTGTTCTTGCATAGCTTGTTGCTGTTGCATTTCTTGCTGACGTTGAGCTTGTTGCTTCTCTTCAGCTGACTTAAGGATATGAGATACTTCAGAAATAGATTCTGCCTTCATGATATTACCTAAGTCATAGATAGAAGCACCGGCAGTATTATTAGTTAAAGCTAATTGTTTAAGCTGCTCTAATGTAGCTCTGTGATTAGTCTTAGTAGTACAGAAGATATTAAAGTCTCTGAGTAATAAATCAGTACCATTAATCTCAAAGTTTACCTTCTCATCTGTAGAGGTAATATACTGCAATCTAATAGATGGTTTAGTTGACTGATAGAACTGAGCTAAGTCTGTACGCATCTGATGTACACGAGGCATTAAGTAATCACAGTGATTAATAAAGTATGTCTCTGTTTGTGCATAAGAGTTTGATACAGCAATTCTTACACCGGTAGCTGTAGCTTGTTCAACTTGTTCTCCAAGACGCTGTGGTGTAATACCTATCACCTCAAATGCTTGCTGCTTAAAGTAGTTAGCTAATTGAGTTCTAGACATCAAACGCTGTGTCTGTTCTAAGTTTAATACTTGGTAATGTTGGAAGTTAAGAGCATTCTCAGTGTTAGTAATGGATGTATCCAATGGTAACATCTGGAAGTTCTTCATTGCAACATATGCTTTAGCCAAGTTTGATTTTCCCCAATCTTCTCCTAGAGAATGGCGGGGTAGGCTATTCTGATCCAGCATGATTACAGTTCCCAGTTCATCAATCAGGATGTCTGCAATCTGGTTATTTACAATATTATATCCAATCTGATATGGTTTCATTAAGTCCACCATAGACACTGATCGCGTATTGCGATCTGAGAACACAGAACCTTCTACAGGAAGTTTACAACCATAAATAGTAGCATCTCCCTTAAATTGGAAAGGAATTCTACCAACATTTAAATAGATGGGAGACCATCCAGAGGGATCATTCATTCCCCAGAATGTAGGTCTATTTGGACCCACTTTAATACCACCCCAGGTTTCATTAATCCAAATCCAGTCAATATGCTCTCCAAAAATTAAATTCTCTTTTGTTTTCTGTGTACTAAATCTAGTATTGTAGACAGGTTTTTCAATCACCTTAAATGTCTCATCTACAATATCTTGAATTAATTCGCCATCTTCTGTAATCTTCGTAAGATGCCCCACCTTACGCTGTGTTTTCCAGTAAATCTGAGCTACACGAAGCATATATGTAGGACCATAATCAAAGAAGTCCTCACCTTCAGATAAAATCCATTGTACAATATCGCCATTAAATGGCATATTCTCATATGTAGAAAGATACTGACGCATTGCTAATGACGGTCCCTCTACATTCCAACTATGCGGACGTGTAGCATCATAAAAAGCACCATCATTTTGTAATCCGTGTAAAGGAAGACCAGCAGAACGAATAGGATAGATATTTTCTAATGACTCTAATTGCTCCTGTGTCATCATATATCCATACTTATCGATGACATCCGCAACAGTCATAATATCAAACTTACCCACCCAATTACCCTGAGAAATATAGCGAACATCCGGAGATTTGTGATAGAACGTAAGAACAGGATTCCACAGTTCAATCTCATAATCATCCTCGTTCATCTTAAAATGCCAAAACTCTCTATCCGTAATAAGCATATCACGGAATGCCATATTTTCAAGTTCAAAGAGTTTAAATCTTTCTTCATCCACCTTTGTTTGATGAGCTGCCCACTCTTCAATCATAGAACGGTAGTCCTTCTTAAAATAACTTTCAATTTCAGGAAGGGTTCTTAATCTTTCTGGAGAAATCATCTGTTGAGCTTCCTCAGAATTAGGATCAACACCCATGTTAACCATCTTAGCAAGGATGTTTCTTTCAGCATTTGCAAGCAATGTTTCCTCAATCATTGCTCTTTTCTGCTCTAACATTTCATTATAAGAAATGTCATCCACCGCTCTAAACATAATTTTGGAGTTTCTTTTAGAAAACTCCCCCACCATTAAATTTACTACGTTTGGAATAATAGGATAGAACTTTAATTCTAAAGCTGACTGATCTTCTTTTGTCAGCATATCAACAATATCCCTATATTCATTATCCTCCTCAATAATATAATCAGTACGATCTATAATACCTTTAGCAAGCTTATAGTTTTTGAGAAGTTTTCTTGAATTGCGTCTGATTTGTTTAATTCCCTGCCACTCTAACCAATCCATATTCATGGCTCTCCACTCTTCGTTTTTAGCGTGGTTGGGTAAAAACTGAACAGGTTGGGTGAGTGTCCCAAGCTTGTTGTATTCAGCTTTTTTACCAGACTTTAAATCTAATGCGTTGAGTATCTGCATGTTATGTTGTGGTTGTGTAAGTGTAATCCACCCCGCCTGTAGACGTTTCTACATAATAGAAAATTGGGTAGGTAAATGTAGTGACGTAAATCATCTAAAATTTTTAAACGGATGACGGGGTTTAGACATACCTAAAGAAGCAGATGAACCGCTTCCAATATGTCTAAAAGGGCTCAATTTTAATTTATAACTTTTTCCCGACATTTCCAAGTTTTTATTTGTCTCAAGTCGCTTCTGAAAACCCCTATTTGATTGCTGTACTTTTGCAAATGCTATAAGTGCACAGAAAGCTACTAAACGGTCTACGTTTAAACCTTCATGGTATGCTTGCATTTCTTTAAGTAGCATTGGATCTGGTATCCTTTCCACACCATAAATAGTCTTATAGACATCACCATTTTCTGCAATTTCTTGATCAATTTCTTCAGAAAGATATTGTATTCCATATGATAAAAGGTGTTGTTTAAATAATGTTCCAGTGTTTTTCCAACCATATGTCTGATAGACATTTGAGTTTGATCCTAAGTCTTTTAGAAAAAGTATCTGATCTTTTGGAACCAAATACTTTTGCTTCTTCTTAGAAATCATGTATTGAATAAACAGAGATATGTTATTCTCTACAATAGTCCATGCATTATACCATTCTATGAGCAGTTCTAAACGCTCGTGGGTTTTATTTATATCATCAAACCTACCACACCAACTAGCTACAATTTTATCATGTTCAATAAAACTTTTAACCCTTCCATTTCCATCATCTTGTGTAACTTCCACAGGGTTTTTGTATATAAATATTGAACAAAGAGAATCTGATGTAGTTGTTTTACCTTCTCCTACAGGGTCTACAGACGCATAATATGTACCAAAAGATGTATCTGTTCCAGGTCTTTCCCAAACTACAATCACTCCTTCTTTGTCTTCTGCTTTTTTAGAAACAGGAAACTCATTTATTGGTAGTTTTCTAGATTCTTCAGCTTTAATCTTACCATCCGCATCTCTATATAAATCTAAAAGTTCATAAGGATATTCTTTATCATCAATTCTCTGAGCTTGTTTACTAACAAGATGTTGAGGGAACACACTCACCTTCCTAAATGCAAATGCTTCTTCAATATTTGTTGGTTTCTGAGATATACGAAGCTGATACTGCTCAGGACTAAGTTCTCTTTTCCAACGTTCTCTCTCTTTTTTAATTGCTTCTAGAGCTTCTTCCACTCTAGAATTACCGTATTGATCTATAAATGGAGGCATACTCCATTGCTCAGGAATAAATAATCCACTCACTCCTATTGTACCCTTTGAGTCAATAAGATCTGTAGTGACTCCTAACATATCGTAGGAATCAGGTTTAAGAATAAAATCTTTTAGAGGTTCGCATTGATCCAAATCACCCACAGATCCAGCTGCAATAAATGTACCCGTTGTAATCATACCAGATTGCAAAGCAGGACGCATATACTCATATGTCAAATCCATTTTAGGAGCGATACCAGCCTCTTCATGAAAGAAATAAGTACAAGGACCACCCACACCAGCTGTAGCATCTTTTTCAAATGATGTACCTGTAAGAAGAGATTTATTTCCTCTGTATGTATCTCGTCCATTTATTCTCACCTTAATTCTCTGCTGCCATGTCATCACTTTATCTGGATCGTTAGGACGATACCATGCCGTGTGTTCATTTAAGAAGTTTTTGTATTCGTTCAACATTCTCCACGTACCCTTCTCATTAATATAATCTTTTAGAGAAGCACCCATTTTTAATACAGAACCTTCTTCAAACCAATAAGTGTTAATTAATTTAGCAGCATGAAAATATGAAGAAGCAATCTGACGTTTCTTTAAAATAGGGCAGTGCTTATATTCAAGTTCTGCTAGACATTCATACAACGCCATGTGATATTGAGCATCTCTCACCTTAGCAAAATCAAATCTAGATTCTTCCTTATCATAAATAGGAAGAAAATTTAACCACATGTAATAGTCACGTGTTAAGTACCAAGCTTTATCTCCGCTTTTATATATTACACCCTTCCTACATTTATTTTTTTGGTCGTCCCAATAGTTTATATAATCTTTTGTTCGAACAGGTGCATTGCAATAAAATCCATCTTTTTGAAATTTTCTACCTTGTTCATTAAAAAGAAAAGAGGTTTCATCAAAATGATACCCCTCATTCGGACCTTCGTCCTTAAATATAGATCTAATAAAAGCTTTCCAATCATCTCTTGTAGCAAACTCAGAGACTACCCATTCACCATTCTCCCATGTAGGGATTTCTATGTAAGATGTTAGATTCACTTCTTACCGAACTTTTTTATTTCAGCTTCATCCCCTTTTGTTTTATGTAAGATTTCAATAAGAGTGGCATACTTGCTACTTCTTATAACACGAGGATGCTTATAATGATTCCAGTATTGTGTATAAATGTCTCTTGGAACAGCATTCCACATCTGGTCAAAAGGATTGAATACAAATACCCAATGTTGTAAATATTCATTTTCCATAGTTATTAAGTTTTGAGGTGGGTAGCAGATTCGAACTGCTGTAAACGGTTTTGCAGACCGCGCCCTAGCCACTCGGACAACCCACCTTATTGATCGTAAGCTAAGTTTTGTCCGCCTCTAACTGATGATTGTTGTTCTTCCATAAGATCTTTATACACTCCTTTATATGATTGTCTAATAGCATCAAAGTCTTTTGCTATTCTTCCAATCTGTGCAATATTACCGTCTCTACCATCCGTAATCTGTGTTGTAGACATATAACGAGCAATATTATCTAGTGCTTTTTTAATACCATAGTATGCTCTTGAGGTTTCTGTTTGATACATCTTATCGCACAGTTTTAATGCTCGCACAATCATATCGTCATCTGTAGAAAACTCTGCATCTATTTCTTGTAATATCACTTCCTCTTTTTCTTCTTCAGGAAAATGAAAAAATGGGTTTAAATCTGGATTTGGACAAGTCATGTAAAACAAGTATGTATATATTTTTAAATGATCTTCTGGATATTCATCCATTATATCTTTTAAAAATTTCATAGTGTAGCAATGTTCTGATGCTACAACCTTTCCGTTTGCTATATCAAAAAGTCTTATCATTCTTGATTCTTTATATCATAATAGTACGAATCTGTGTCCTCACTCACCCATTTATTAGAGATTGTCTCTACAGATAAAAGATGATCGTCCACTTTTATTTCTTTAGGATCAATTGGAAAAGGTTTTGTCACCCAGTTTGAGTCTCTCCAATAGATTCTATTATTCGGTTGGCACAATAAATATCCATCATCAGCCACCAAAATATGACCGCATTTGTAATCTGTGGGTTCATCGGAATAACTATTTCTATACCAGTCTACAGTGAATAAATATGTTGCCCACACCTTTGTTCCATTTCGTAACATCACTTGACATCTTTTCTCATATAGATAGTCATAAGATATCACTGTGACATTTTCAGAAAAACAATCCCATAATTGTTTAAAATGAGCTGGAACATCCGATGTAGGTTCTTTTAAAAATACCTGATCTATGGGCACTCTGCTTCTAAGCATCCCGTAATCAGTCATAACGTGAAACGTTAGTATTTTACCACATACAGATTGTATTCCAAAAATGTATGCATTATGAAAAGTGTCATGATCTTCTTCTTTTTTTGTAAAATGCGAAAGTCTAATAAGACACTTTATATTATCAACGCTATGGTTTAGTACCATCTGATTTAGTTTTTATCCCTCTAAATCCTGTTGCTCTTGCTGAAGCAGGATATATATGATTAAATATAACTTCTTTTTTTAACTCATCAATATGAATCTGTCTCACTTGATTTGTATGATCAATGTATTTAAACATTTTTACATTTTCATCCAGCAAACCGTTTGCACAGTTATTTAGAAGTTCTAGAAGCGATGGATGCTGTTGCATTGTCCTTTTCTTTTTTCCAATTAATTAATTCTAAAATTTCAGCTTTTAAATAAGGAAGATCATATATCACAACATCTTTTACTATAGGATTTCCATCATTATCTTTTGCTGTAATAGGATTATCAAATTTATCTCTTCCTGCTTCTTCAAATATGATATGATGGATTGTTAAGTTTCCTGGTTTAAGTTTTGGATTGTGCTTTAAAATCATAAACATATACAAACTAAGTTGTAAGATGTAATGATTCAAATTGCAATCGTCAAGGTGTGCTACAGGTGCATTCATTTTTTGAGACACACCCTCCCAATTCACGTAGCTTTCTGCTTTAATTTCCTTGTTTGTTTTGTAATCTGTAATATTCACTTTACCATTCACCACTTCCACTAAATCTGATTGTCCGCAAAGTCCAACAGATTTTAAATAAACTAAATGTTCTGGGTATACACCGTCTTTTAGTTTTTGATCTGGTGCATGTTTTATTCCTTCTTCTTCAATTGGCTTAATAATAGGAACTGTAACTCCTTCTCTCTCTATTGTTTCAAGTCCACACAAATCTGTTTCGCGCTGATTGTGATACCACGTTCCTAATGTTGTAGCTCTATTAGATTCTGCTTTCCAAGCGTCTTTGATTTCGTCAGGAGAAAGTCCATACCATTTAGACTTTTTGTTTTTAGATGATTTTAAGGCTATACTATCAGCATCAAAAGGTTGTTTAAAATTGGATATAAAGCTTGTGACACTTGTCCAATTTATATTAGCATCATCAACTGATACATACTGATGGTTTTCTGGTTTAAATATTAAGCTCATAACCCTAATTTTTCATTTAATTTATCTTCTTCATCTTCAGACAAAACAGCTTTCCATTTATTTAATGGACAATCAGAGGATAAACTTCTTGTCTTTAAAGAAAGAGAACACCCACATCCTCCTGCTTTTTGATTGCAACATGGTTGTGTTCCTGGAACCATACATCCTGTTCCATGCATATCATATAAATAGCACTTTCTACAGATTGCCATGCGTTGAGATGCAATCTCTTCTACATCTTCTTTTTTGAAGATGGAATTAGCAATTCCTTCAAAGATTTGTCCTTTATTTTTCCAAATCTGAATTACGTTTTTTTTCAGTGCCATAACGTTTATTTATTACTTCTCTTCTACGAGATCTTTCGTCATCAAGCTTACCTTTTATTTGCTTCATGAGTTCGTAGTTTGTTTTTACACTTTTTCTCATCCCGTATTCTGTAATGTCAGCGGGATTAAGTTTTTCTAAATAACGTACACACCAATCTATGTTTCTATCTAAGGCTTTTTCTTTTATATAGAAATTACCCAGATTGTGAACATGAATGGTGGGTTGTTCTAGAGAAGAAAGTTTAGATCGCAGTGTTTTGTAAAAAAATTTTGTCACTGCTTCCACTTCTTCTACAGAATACTCAATCTCCATCGCATAAGATGGAAGAAGGTCTCTAACTTTACTCGGGTGCAACTGCTAAAAATTTGTAATCTAAAAGAATATTTCCTTCAGTTTGCACTTTAAGCGTAGGATTAATCCAAATACGCTTTTTACTTTTTCCTTCTTTTACAATCAGTCCGTTTTTCTCTGCTTTAATAATGGCATTACGAACAGATTGCGGACTCTTAAATATTCCATGTTGATGCACCTTATTACAAAAAGCATTAAGCTCTTGCTCTTTGTTTACGGCTAGCAACGTTAGACATTTAAGGTCCGCAACGCTGAGCGTAATATTTGAAACAAAGCAGTGTGTTAACAGCTGATATTGTATTACCTGGTCGATAGACATTTTTGCACGTTTCTCCACCTGATTTACAATAGCCATAAAACTTAGTCGGTTTTTAATTTTCTTTTAGGAGCGGGTTTTTCTGCGGGAAACTCCTCCTCTTCTTCTTGCTGTTCTTGTGGCATCGGGTTGGTGATTTGAGCAATAAAAGCTAATGCTTGTAATTCCTCAGCTCTACCCTTGGCAATCTCAGCGTTAAGGGTTTGGAGTTTGGCTCTCACCTCAGCAAGACTCACTTGTTCTTGCAGATGCTCAATTAACTCCTGAATAGTCACTTGTTTTTGTTCTTCTGACATGTTTATTGGTTTTTAAATTATAAATGAATATCCTTCTCATCCTCTTCTTGAGAGGGAGACAGATATGATGTCCAGACTTGTTTAAAGGTGTAAAAGGGTGTATCTATAATGTAACTATCACCATTGTCCGTAAAGACGGTGGTGCAATTATACGTCAACTCTTCCTCGTCGTCCGTACTTTGCTTAATAGCAACAACAATATCTAATAGAAAAGAAAAGGGTAGCCACTTACCCGGATCTTCAATACCTAAAAGCTCAACGTCCTCAGAGGTGTGGGCATGACAATGGACATTACATGTATGGATCATAACTATTGGTTTACACTACTAATATACCTTAAAAATTTAAACTTACCAAATTTAATTAAGGATATTTAATAAACCAATCTAGTTATCCCCCTGGTGTTGATAAGACACACCTATCCCCTAGGCGTTGGCGCGGTAAACACAAGATTTAAATAAGACCGTACGTCAGCATTTCTGCCTACACCTGCTTGGAGACTAACCTCCGTGTTAATTCACGACACATCTATCCCATGTGTAATGATCCAACTCTTATTCTATGTCTTGTGTCATTTTTGCACCTACCGGGGACACCCAGTTTCACGTCTAAGCGTTACTCCCAGAACCCGATGTCTTTTCCACTAATTATCTGTTGAGACCCTCGTGGATGAACCTCTGATACAAAGGGGTGCATAATCAATATACGACAAAACTAGGAATTTTTCAAATTGGATGGACAAAATGTGTTGTATACGTCAATGTTGGGGGTACTATATCAGCTGACCCCTAGCTCAAAACTAAAGCGCGGTACCCCCGGTAGTTGAGGGTAGGTGATAATTTTTCTGCAGAAAAAAAGAGGGGGTGGACATTTTTGTAGGGAAATGCTAGATTTCTACGGATGGATGCTGTGCTACACCTGCTCTGCAACAAGCATGCTGTGCAAGACATTGATTTAGAAGTAGTTGTAGAGAATGTTTATTATTTAATTTACTACTGGTATAGAATATTTATTCTATTATAAAGGCGTAGTACTATTATAATGTTGGGATAGTTAATCCCATTTTATTTATTTTAATTCTAATCTTAGGAGAGTTGATATCACTCCTTAAATGGTTAGACAAGACTCAAGCTGTTAGTAGTCTTGATGTAAAACACACTCCGCTAAAGGACGACCTTAACTCAGAAGTACAGCATCTGAGGGATAGTCCGCACATTAATGAGAGCACCGCTTGGTAGGCATATGGTGCTCTCAACTTTTGTATTTCCTCACCTTTAAATAAAAGTCGTATGACACAGTACAATTGGGGTTGGTGGTTTGTATTAAGCACCATTTGGTTGATTGCAATGTTTCTAGTAGCAATGATCGATTCCGGAGCTTCTAAGACTACGGAGTTTGGTTTTGCTATGGCGATCTGTTGCATTAACCTGCTAGGATGCTTGTATATAGGCAACAAACCTGGAGCATTAGAAGACTAAAATGAACTTTTAGGAGGTTGATATTATTTCTTAACCTCCTAAATTTTCTTTTGTATGATTACCTTCTTGATCGTCGCTGAGCTTGTAGATGTTAACTTTAAAACAGGTAACATCGATGTAGACACAGACACTTATGAAGTGGATGCTGTAGACGAAGTGAAAGCGATAGAGACACTCCGCGAGCAGTTAGAGTTCAGAAATGAATGGTCTGCACGCGGTATCCAGCACATGGAAGTCTATGAGATGAGTTAGGTTAGGAACCCCGAAAGCATAATTGCTCTAGGGGTTCTTTTCGCTTAATTATTACATCGTGCTGCGCACAACACCTTTATAATTGCAAGAGGTTGATTATCATACTTCTATGAATTCGTTATTCATTTCTTAACCTAAATCAGTTTTATGAACCCTCAAGATTTTCAGCTTCCATTCGGGTACAAGCGCATTTGTATCGACAAGACATTCAATTTGTACAGCATTAAGTTGCGTGCAAGATGCACTAATGATGACTGCTATCCAGAATTACCGGGAGTGCATGTGCAGAAATCTGCAGTGAAAAACTCCAACAGTAGCGATGTGATGCTATTATTCCGCTTTGTTACAGCAGATGCTAACAAATGGAATGAGTACATGCGCGTGCTGAATCATTTTCTGAAAAGAGTCGCTATTAGGCGCATTGAGCGGAAATATTCGTATTAACCGCTTCAGAAGGGGAATTATCTCCCCTTCTTTCTACACCCAAATAATTTCATCCCACTGCGTGGAACACCTTTATTATCTCGCACTCTGATTGCTTACCATAGTATGATTGCAGAAGACAGACTTTTGTGAATTGGTAATTTTTATTTTTTAATCTTTAAATTTCTTCAAATGAAGACAATTTTGATTTTGGAGCTGACAAATCCAGAACAGCTCTTCGGTGCTAACGCCACCCCTTACGCAATGTTTACCGCAAGTTGCGAAGGTCAGAACTTCGAAATCGGTATCACGCACAACTCTCTGCGTAGAAAAGGCGTAGATGTTTCCCCTGCGGAACTCACACGCTTGGTTGGTTGCACTCTGAAAACCAAGGACTATGTAGACACTCGCACCGGTGCTATCACCAATGGTGACGAACGCGTAGAGATGGTGCTTGACGGTGAAGGTCGCTTGGTGCTCTTCAACAGCATCAATCATTCTCTCGAATTCTCCGATGTTTACAAGCACGAAAGCAGAGAAATCACTTCTGCTACCAACGCAAAACTCAAAATGGAGAAGGAGCGTGAACTCTTCATCGCGAAGAAGCAAGCGTTATTCGCACGCATCGCATCCCGCGTAGCATCCGCTGAACAGCAAGTTGCTGTACCCACTGAAAAACAGTTGGAGCAAGCGGAAGCAGAACAACCCGCTGACGAAGAACTCCAATTCTAACAGCGTACACTCTAATATCTCGCTACCTCATCTCGGGGTAGCGGGATATTTTCTTTATCACCAATCCACCAATCGACGATTTTATACGAACAATGTACGATCTAACACCGTGTCCGCGTGTCGAATGGTAAATTGGTAGAATTGTGAGTGGTAAAGTGTATAATTCTCTGTGCGTCAATGAGTTAGTGAGTGACTGGAACCCATCATGGTATTTCTTTGTGTCAATTCAAATTGGTGATTTGGTAGTAGTAGGGTCGCGCAGTAGATGGCTATGTATGTAAATCAGTATTTATGAGTCATATAACAGATGTATACCCCAAGAGTTACACTAGCTCTACATCTATAGCACAAGAATGAGAAAAATATCCCTGGTAGATTGATG